AGGGAACCGCGATAATCTAGTTTGCTAATCCTCTAAAAGCCCGCACCCGTGGCATTGTAACGGCGAACGAAGTCCTGGGTTTCCAGGCCGGGGGATTGATCACCCTCGCCCGTCTGATTCACGGATGCGCCGGGAACCCAATTGGCAAGCACAACGAATCAAGAACACCCCTCAAGCCTCTCGAAGAAGCTCAAACAGAGGGGTCACTTACTTCCATAGTCCAGTGGTCAGGACACGCCGACAAGGCAGTTGGAGTTCGGGTTCGATTCCCGATGGAAGTTTTGGCTATTGGCCCGTACGCGGACACCCTTTAGCCGTCTAGACGGTGGGATAGACCACGATAAAAACATCGAAAAAATTTTCCAAAGCTTTGGAGAGAACGTAAACCTTAATTCTCTCTTTTTACAATGGCCCAACAATCGAATGCTGTGACCACGAGTCTGACTCGTCCTGGTCAATCTAATAGCGCTGGTGACGCCCGCGCTCTGTATCTGAAGCTCTTCTCTGGTGAGATGTTCAAGGGCTTCCAGAACAACACCATCGCCCGTGACATGGTGATGAAGCGTACCCTGAAGAATGGCAAGTCGCTTCAGTTCATCTATACCGGTCGCACCACGGCTGAGTATCATACCCCCGGAAATAGCATCCTTGGTAATACCGATGGTGCACCTCCGGTGGCTGAGAAGACCATCACCTGTGATGACCTTCTGATCAGCTCCGCCTTTGTGTATGAGCTGGATGAGGTGCTTTCGCACTATGATCTGCGCTCTGAGATCAGCCGCAAGATTGGTTATGCTCTCGCTGAGAAGTATGACCGTCTGATCTTCCGTGCCATCACTCGGGGTGCACGTCAGGCTAGCCCCATCACCAAAGCCAGCTTCGTTGAGCCCGGTGGCACTCAGATCCGTGTTGGCAGCAGCCTGAACACCTCTGATGCCTTCAGCTCCTCGGCTCTGGTCGATGCCTTCTATGACGCTGCTGCGGCCATGGATGAGAAGGGTGTGAGCACCGAAGGTCGTGTGGGTGTGCTGAACCCCCGCCAGTACTACGAACTGATCCAAGCTGTTGGCACCAACGGCCTGGTCAATCGTGACAACCAGGGTGACTCCCTGCAGAAGGGTAACGGCATCATCGAGATCGCCGGTATCAAGATCTACAAGTCGATGAACATCCCGTTCCTCGGCAAGTACGGTACTGCCTATGGCGGCACCACCGGTGTGACCTCGCCTCAGAACACCGGTTCCTTCGTGGCTCCCACGATGGAAGCTGCTGATGACAGCACCACCGGTATCAAGAACGACTACGGCCTTGCTGCTGATTTCTCCAACACCTGCGGTCTGATCTTCCAGCGTGAAGCAGCCGGTTGTGTTGAAGCTATCGGTCCTCAGGTCCAAGTCACCAGCGGCGATACCTCCATCATCTACCAGGGTGATGTGATCGTTGGTCGTCTGGCTATGGGTGCTGATTACCTGAACCCTGCAGCTTCTGTCGAGCTGTTTGCTGGTACTGCTACTGCACCTGCTGCATTCTGATCACTGTATATACGGGGACTCTTCGGAGTCCCTTTTTTTACTCATATTTCTTATTGAGATGCCTGCTACTTATGCTGTGTCCACCGAACTGGATGCTGTTAATCAAATATTGAGCTCTGTAGGACAGGCACCTGTCACTACACTTGACCTGCAAAATCCTGAGGTCTCGATTGTCCTTAATACACTTAGGGAAGTAAACCGACAGGTTCAATCAGAAGGTTGGATCTACAACACTGAAAGGGGTTATGAACTGACTCCTGATACCACTACAAAAGAGATTGCATTCCCAACCAATGCTCTCTCAATTGACACAAATAATGATGAGTACAAAGCAAAGTACGACCCGATCCGTAGGGACGGTAAGTTGTACGACAGGCTGAACCACACCTACCAGTGGAACGAAGCTGTCAAGTGTGACATCACTTGGCTCTTCCCATTTGAGGATGTCCCTCCTGCTATCCAGGCGTACATCGTTGCAAGAGCTGCTCGGATTGCTGCTACCAAGCTTGTGGGCGACAAGGAGATCAACGCACTACTGAAGGAGCAGGAGATCTGGACCAGGGCTAGCGCTGTTGAATATGAATGCAATCAAGGTGATTACAGCATGTTTGGCTGGCGTGATGGAGAAAATTACTACAACAGTTATCAACCATACACTGCACTAATTAGATGACAACTGTATCCCAAAGGATACCCAACTTTCTTGGAGGTATCTCTCAACAACCTGACTACCTGAAGTTTCCAGGTCAGTTGGTTGATAGTGTTAACACGTATCCAGACTATGCACTAGGTCTGCTGAAAAGACCAGGGGGTAAGTTTAGCGCTGAGCTGTACAACGCCACCACCTCAGGACGTTGGTTTTCTATCCTAAGGGATGATCAGGAGAAATATGTAGCTCAGTACTCTGAGAACCGTTTCAAGGTGTGGAGTCTGCTGGATGGCTCTCCAAAGGCTGTTGATATGGGAACCACTACAGGTGTCCCTGGTACGTGTAATGTTGCCACACTGAAGACAAGACTATCTGACTACAACACAGCTGTCACTACAAAGGCTACCAGGCTTTCAGAACTGAATACCGCTCAAGCCAATTACCAAGAAGCACTAATTGGTCAGAATGCATCGGTCAGTAATCTCTTTGAGATTGATACCAGCTATCCATATGGGGATGTCACTCAATCGGTGACTTCAGGCATTGTCTGGAATACCAATGTCACAACCAACCCGTACACCATCAAAGAGAACGGGACTGTTGTAGGCAGCTATGCCAACGCCTCTGCCTTTCCTGCAGGTTACAGCTTTGGGAATGAAAGGTCTGATGACTACCCGATCCTGAAGCGAGAGGGCTTCAAGATCTACGAACTGGATAGGAGCACAGCAGCTACTCATACTGCCGGACAGCTTGCAACAGCACTGTCTGCAATGAATACAGCGCAGACGAACTACAACACAGCTGTCAGTGATCTAGCCACCAAGAAGGGTCTATACGATACTTCTGTATCAAACTGCAATATCACAACAGTTCCTTCTAATACATACCTGAAGGATGCAACTGCAAATGACATTGAAGTCCTTACTCTCAATGACTACACCTTCGTTCTGAACAAGAATAAGGTGCCAGCAATGAAGGCTACGCTCTCTGCGAGCATCCCTTACCAAGCCTTTGTTGTCGTCAACGTAGTTGCTTACAATGCCAACTACACAATCCGTCTCAATAGCACCAACTACACCAAAACGACGCCTCAGGACGTAAGTGGTGGAACTACTGACGCTGCATCGATTGCAAGTTCACTAGCCACCTCCATCAACGGCTCAGCTGGGTTCACTGCTGTTGCTGTGGGGCCTGGTGTCTACATCACTAACTCATCTTCCTTTACACTGCAAACTGCTGGCTCAGGTGCTGAGCAGGGCTTGTTTGGTTTCCTGGATCAGGTCAGTACTGTAGGTAAGCTACCTATACAGTGCAAGAATGGCTACAAAGTACAGATTTCAAATAGCACAAACCTAGACATAGATGATATGTGGGTGGAATTCAAAACCACCAACAATGCTAGTTATGGTCCAGGTGTTTGGGTAGAGTCAGTTGCTCCTGGAATTGAGTATGAGATTGACGAGCTTACAATGCCTCATCAATTGGTAAGGCAGTCAGACGGGAGCTTTAAGTACGAACCAATTATTTGGGAAGACAGGACAGTAGGAGATGATAATACAAATCCCATACCTAGCTTTCTTGACGCAGGAGTTCCAATTAATAACCTTTTCTTCTATAGAAATAGGTTTGGCCTCATTTGTGGAGACATCATATTTCTAAGCAAGGCTGGTGATTATTTCAACCTTTTTGGCACGACTGCTCAGACAGTTTCTGATGATGATCCGATTGATGTCATCGCTTCATCCACAAAGCCAGTTAACTTAAGCAATGTAGTAACTACTAGCGCAGGACTTGTACTGTTCAGTCAGAACGAGCAGTTCCTTCTCAATACTGAGGAGACTGGGCCTTTAACACCCCGTTCAGTCTCTGTACAAACGCTCAGCAGCTATGAGTGCGATGGTGATCTGACGCCCCAAGCACTAGGCACGACTGTTCTCTTTGCAGCCAAGACAGCGCTGTATACAAGGTTATTTGAAAAGGGACGAATTAGTAATGGCAATCCTCCCTTAATTGCAGAGATCAGCACTTATGTGTCGGAGTTCGTACCTAGTACGGTCAAAAGCATGATTGCTTCTCCAGCACTCTCTCTGATCTCTCTAGCAACCCCAGGCTCTAGCACTGTCTATCAGTACAGGTCATATACGACTGGAGAGGAGCGAAAGAGTAGTACTTGGTACAAATGGGAGCTGACTGGGACTCTTCTTGATCAGTTCTTTGATGAGAGCACCTACTACGCTGTTGTCGTTAATGGTGCCAAGGTATCAGTTAACTCCTATGACCTTACCCAGGCCAGTGAGGAGGGGTATCTAACCCTACCTACGGGTGAACGAACAGATGTCTGCTTAGACATGTTCACAATCAACCCATACAGGACATATAACTCAGGTACTGATCAAACAACCATCTACCTGCCATATGATGATCTGACTGGCAAGACCCTCTCTGTAATGGCTCTAGGAGGGCTTATAGGGAGCTCTAGCACATCTTTGAATAGTTCGGTAGCTGCAGTCCTTTACCCAACGGTACAGGGCTCTACAGGGACCTATTACGTGGTGATTGATGGAGACTATCGAGGTAAGGATGTGATTCTTGGATACATCTATACGATGACTGTTGAATTACCTAAGTTGTTCCTTGGTACATCAGACAGTAACTCGTATGTCTCTGATACAACTGCTGATCTGATCATCCAACGCATCAAGGTACAGACAGGCCTTGGTGGTCCGGTTACCTACCAAATTGATATCACTGGTAGAGAGGAATGGATAAATGTGGTCAACGTGACCCTGCCTAGCCTCTACGTTCTTAATAACGTCAACCTGTCAGCTGAAGATACCCACACCGTACCGATCTACCAACGGAACAAGAATACCCGTATCAAGATCATTGGAGACACACCCTTCCCGGTTACCCTTAGGAAACTTGATTGGGAAGGTAAGTACAACAACCGATTCTATCGCAGAAAGTGATATGGCCAAGGAGTACCAATCCACCTGTGTAATCAGGCCAGCCACACTAGGAGACCTTCCAAGCTTCTTGGATGATCTTCTTGATAACTGTGTCTTGGAGCACTACAGGGCTGGAACCAATCCAGCTCTTGCAGTATCCAAAGACATGCTGACATACAACACACAGCTTGCTCTTAGTCCTGATGGCAAGCCAATGGTGCTTTATGGAATCAATAGTCACGGGAATATGTGGATGCAAATGACCAACGAAATCAATAAGCATCCACGTGCCTTTGTACGTACCACTCTTGATTGGCTTAGCAAAAACAAGCCAAGATTTCTGTACAACTATATCGATATTCAAAACACAACACTACTCAGATTTTTTAAGAAACTTGGTTGCAAGTTCATAAGAGTTGTTCCTAGAACTATGAATAACATTTACTACGTGGAGGTGGTGAAAGTATGGAACTGATTGGCGGGCTGGTAATGGGCGGTTTGTCCATGATAACCAGCCTCTTTGGGGATGATGGTTCCGCTGCCGCAGCCGCTTATCAAAACCAACTGTCCATTAGTCAGACAGGCATCAGCAACAGACAGAAGC